CTATTCCTCATGCTGCAATTTATCAATGAAACTTGCCATATCTTTATTTAACATTGGAATTGCTCCATATTTTCCAGAAATATAACCCTTTGCGATATTTTCATCCTTTCGCACACTTTTCATCTCAACAAGTGAATACATATCTGTTGAACGTGACTCTTTTTTTAGCTCCGTAAACCAAATCTGATCTCTTCTAAAAATATTTAGATCTAAGATATTAGTATCATGCGTTGTAAAAATTATCTGAGATTTATTTTCAGTTTTTAGTAAATTTATTATATCTATCAAATTTTCAAAAACAGATTCATGAAAACTTGTTTCCATTTCATCACATAATAAAACCTTGCCTTTAACAAGTATATCTATCAGAGGACACAGAAACTCAATTAATTTTTGAATTCCTGTTGATTCTTCTTCAATACGAACACTAAATTTGTCATAATGGATAAAAGTGTCAATCTTTGAAATTGGATGATTTGCTAGTAAAGCTTTCAACTCTTTAGGCATATATGGGTCAATTTCATCAACTGACATATTTGTCTCTTGAATATCTACAACGATATCATTAATTCCAGTATCCAAACTTTTCAAAAATGTTAGTACAGCAGCCTTTACTCTAGAATCATCATGAATCCTATTAAGAGAATACTGCCTCCAATTATCAAGACCAAAGCCTCGATATATAACTAATTCTTCTTTAAAAAAGTTAAAAACCGTTTCAATCTCCTGAACAGCACTAAAATTTGCGGCACAGGACAAAAATAGACGATTCGGTTTTATGACATCTTTGCAAGAGTCAAATTTATTTTTAAACGAATCTCCAGGGATGTAGTCATCTGCAGTTCTTTCAAAAATCTTCTTTTGCCTACCATTTGGAAAATAAAATAAATATTCATCAACAACGAGCTTGTTTTGTAATGCAAAACCATATGCATATATTATGCCATTCACAACAAACTGAACACTATACTCACTCGGTACATCAAAACTTAATAATTTATGCGGTTGCTGCCTGATCTCATCTCCAGGCTGATGATTAATACTGTTGATAACCAACAATTTCATAAACTGGATTGCGTCAATAAAATTACTTTTTCCAGAGCCATTTGCACCATATATTGCACTAATTTTTGAAACACGATATTTGCCACACTTCATCAAACGATCTTCAAATGTATTGTCTTTGCCTGCAACAGTTGAAAAGACTATCTTATCTTTAAATGATTTATGGTTAGAGCAAGAGAATTCAAGTAACATAATAAAACCTCCATTTTCAAAGCTAATTGTACCACGTTTTCTAGAGATTTGTCAAGCATTTTTGAGATTTTTTCACAAGTTTTTAGCTTTGCTCAGTTGTATTTTGCCTAGAAGCAGTAAAATTATACATGGTTTTGCATTATATCATAAATAATATTAAACCCAAAACAGCCGCCTCAGACCAATAAAAGTCCGAGACGGCTGAAATTCTACCTATTTGATTTTTATCTTCTGCCCCACATAAATGAGGTTAGCGTTCTTGATACCATTGTTCTTGACAAGCTTCGCAACAGTGGTCTTGTAGCGCCGTGCGATGCCCGAGAGCGTATCACCACGTTTCACCGTATAAGTCACTGTCTTCTTGGTGGAGCTTGTAGTCGGCTTGCTAGTCGGTCTGACAGCCTGCTTTTTGAAACCATTCAAGCCCTTAGCCTTGATAGCCGCAGGATAGTCCACATAGCAGATATCCATGTCAACATTGCCGCTGATACCGCTGACCTTGCCACTGCTTGTGTACTGCCACATACCATATGTTCTGCCGTAGTTGCAACGTGAGCCGTACTCAGCGACCCAAAGAGCATATCTCTTAGCGACGTAGGCAGATATGTACTGCTGTAAAGGCGAACGGCTGATATACAGTCCTGCCCAGTAGCCTGCGTGTTCAAGTGCATTGCAGAAAGTCTTGACAAGGCTGTTGCAAAATGCTCTGCCCTTTGCGAACTGTGAACGCTCCTCGAGATCGAAGTATATCGGATACTCAAACGTCTTGCCCTTGATAGCGTTGATACAAGTCTGAGCCTCTGCCTTTGCGTCCTCGACACTCGCCGCATAGCTGTACCAGTAAGCACCGACCTTTAGCCCTGCCGCCTTTGCCGCCTTGTAGTTTTTCTCAAAATATGGGTCTTTCTGATTGGCGTACTTGCCATAGCCTGCACGAATGATAACGAAATCGACCCCCGAAGCCTTGACCTTCTTGAAGTCAATGCTCTGCTGATACTGCGAAACGTCAATGCCCTTAAATGTCTTTGCCATAAAATTACTTCCTTTCTAAATCATCAATCCTGTGATTAGCCACCTTGATTTTCTCGTCGATCAAAGCATAATCTTGTTCAAGCTTGTAAGTCCGAGCAATAACGGAATTGTGCTTATCCACACGCTCAGACAGCTTGTCTATCTTGTACTCTATCAGCTTCTGGCTATCATACTGCGCCTGTTGCATAGTCTTACGGCTGTTAGATGCTATAACGAGCTGACACACTACCGCCGAAGCAGCTGTTATCAGTGCAACGATAATTGCTTCCGTCACTCATCATCACCCGACTTTCTCTTGGCGCTTTGCGTGCCGAAATAGAACGATATCACCACAGTAAACACCGTGATGAACTGCTCTGCTGAAATCGTGCGGCGCAGTGCCAGCACGCAAAACACCGCTGTCAAGAACAGCGTTACAATGGACTTTACATCAATGAGTTTCGCTAACTTCTGCTTCATGGTATACCTCCTTTGTTATCATCTCATACTCCTCAGCCGTGATCCACTTGCCGACGGCGGTGTGTACCATAGCAACCGACCACAAACTGCTGTCATAGTATCTCTTGACCTTTGCATAGTTTTTACTCATCGCCGCTCACCTCCAACTCAACACCGTTCAACATAGCCAAAAAATCAACGTTTGCCTTTATCCTGTCTATCTCGGTGACTTTGGGCTTGCGAAAATTGTCTTCCGTCAGCCCCATGCTCTCAACCATAGATTTTTCTAAATCCGTCATGTTGTACCTCCTATCTCTGAAAGTTTCACGATATATTCTTCTTCGCTTGGAACGGGTATTCTGTAATCGTCATTACCACCCTTGAACGTCACTGAACCGCCTGCTTCGACCTCCATATTTCGCAGGAAATCATCTGGTATTAACGATGAAATGTCGGTGACAATTGGGGCTGCTAGTTCGTAGTACAGCATTACACCTGACATTGCCTGTTTGAATGCGGTGGCGTCGGTGTAGGCGGTGTCTCGCACACGCACTATCGTACTTTCCAAAACGTATAAACCGGTTACGTTGTCAGTAACGCCAATCTTAGCATACTGATATTTTGAACATAGAAAATTTGGTGTGCCACCCCGAATGTCCGAGATACCATTCAAATAGAAAAATGGGGTGTAGTCGCCGTCTTTGTACATCAGCCAGTTTTTTGTCCCCAAATCAACGCTTTGTACACATTGATAGTATTTTTTATTTTCATAGTCCACGTAGTTTCGTGCCGTTCCTGCCGACCAGCCGTAGCCAGGCAGTGCCTTGATAGCTTCGGGGATTGGGAAGGCGGTATCACCCACAGCGACCTCTGTCACCCCAGCACTGACTATTTCGCCAGCATTATACGGATAGTAGGTAGCTGGGAACATGGCTTCAAATTCTTCCACAGTTGTGGGCTCGTTGCCTGAACCGAACATGGCGGTGAGGTCAAATAGCTGTGGTGTGATTTGAAAATTCACAGTAACGTCAGCGTCAAGACGTAATCGCATCTCTATGGCGTTGTCTGCATTTGTAAATATCGTGCCTTTGCCATATTCGTAGAACCTTTTGTCTGTTTCAGATTCGTTATTATAAAAACCATTAAAATTAGATAATTCGGCTGTATCACTAGCATGGGAATGAAAAAGATATTTGTGTCCTATGATTGCCGTCTGAACAGGTACAATTCTTAGAAAAACTACATTTGTTGACGTTCCACTAATCTGTAGTGTTTTGTCAGTTAGCTTTGCTCCTGTAACATTCGCAGATTTTGCCTCTATCAGTTGTGATATCAGCTGATTCCACACCACCGATTTACCACCCACAGACTTCACGCTCATCAGCTTACCGCCTGTCGGTACAGTTTTCTGATATGCCGTTTCGCTGTCAGTTTCAAACTGGTGCGTGATACCCTGACCTAAGTCGTACAGTGCATTTACCCTGCGTTGCAACTCTTTGTCCGTCAGCTTCACACGTCCTATCTCTGCCGTGTTCTCTGCGATTTTTCCAACAGCGGTTGTGTAGTCTTCAGGCAAACTATCAGCTATGGATTGCGCTGTCTGTGCGGCAGTTTCAGCGGCTGTTCTGTCCTCTGCGACCTTAGCGGCATTGTCTGCCACTGTAGCCTTATCGGCTGTCACCTGCGTTGCCATATCCTGCACTGCCTGTTTGTCTGCCGCAGTGCTGTCAGCGCAGGTCTTGGCGGTTTTTGCATAACCTGCCGTTATGTTCTTGTCGGCTGTGGTCTGCTGTGCTGATGTTGCCGCCTGCGCTGCGGATATCTTGGCGGTGTTCTGTGCAGTGACCGCCTGCTGACGTGCGGTCTCTGCACCCTGCCTTGCAGTGTCTGCCTGCGTTGCGGACGTTTCTGCAGATGCCTGTGCGGTTTCAGCACGTTTCGCCGCCTGCGTTGCCGTGTCGGCTGATTTCTCTGTGGCGGTGGCAGATTTAGCGGCGTTATTTGCCATTGTTGTCGCTGTTTCTGCGGCGGTGACGGCTGTCTGCATATCTGCGTGCGCCTGTCTGCCTATGGCATCTATGCGGTCTAGTGCGTCCATAGCCACGTCAGGTGACGGGATAGCTGTATCACCGATAGCTGCACCGATGCGCAGGCGGAATATGCGTGACTTCTTCACCAGCACATATTCATCACCTGACAGCTTCTTCGCCGCTATCTGACACGAAACTGTCTGCGCTGACCGCAGTATATCTGCCGTAGGTGTCCACTGTCCGCCTGTGATATCGACCTCATAGACAGTGCCGTCACCATAGTCTATCGTAAGCACATAGCGGTCTGCGCCGTCTACTGTCAGCCCTTCGACCGACACGGGTCTAGCGTTCGTTTCGCCGACGTAGCCCAGCAGGGCTGTGTTCAGTGTTACGTCATAATCTGCATTTAATGTTATCGTCATTTAATCACCCCTCTTTACTCTATTGCAATATAATCAACATAGTATGTTCCTGTTGGAACGGTTTCCAATGTTGGCCCGTTATTAGCTCCCATGCAGACACTCATATAGTATGACGTTCCTGACCCATAAACGTGGGTGCAGTAGTTCTGATATGGTGTTGGTGTGTCTGTCTGCCGTAGCGTTGCTATTACCTGTTTAGGCGCAAAGGTCAGTCCAAGCGGTATCTGCATCAATGGATTCGCTTTCGTCATCTTGTATTCCACAGTGCCATAGTGTATCTTGCCGGCTCGGCTCAGTATCTCATCGATTTCCTCGCCTGCGTGTTGCATAGGATAGTCGTTGATATCTTGCGCCAATGTCAAATTTTCATCAGCCATTATCTCGCCCCCCTTAAAGCTGTTCTTCTACCGACAAACCTACCGCCGAAATATCAGCACTCAGTCCGCCGTCAAAGTTAAAACCAAGATTTGTTATCGGTATATCATAGCTGTCTGTGCCGTTGGTGTATGTCACCACGTCACCTATGTCGAAACGTGGGTCACCAAGTCTGTGGTACAATTCGGTAGTGTACCACGAAAAACCTCCTATCCTGCGCCATAGAGATCGCAAAAGTGACTCTGTCATGTATGGATTTTCAAACTCTAGCACACGTCCCTGTGTTGTATCTGTCACACCAAGCGACAGCGTTACATCATCACTCACTTTGCAGATAATGCCCACGATAGCGTTCTGCCTTTCAGACAGCGTTGGCAGATCTATTGTGTTGTTATCCAATGTTTTCACCGGTTGGCCATACCACTTTCGTACGTACTTTCCGTACCTGTCAACATACCCGAACTGCCCCTGAGCTGAGGCAAGGTAAGACAGCATTTGCCGCATGGTCACGTCTTTTGGCACGGAGCTGACCTTGAAGTAAAAGTATTTTGAGTACAGCACCTTGCCGTTCTTATCTATCAACCTTCTGCCGTTCTTGTCACGCAGTAACCTGACTTCCGTATAATCATTTCCATTCTGCAATCCTAATTGTCTGCAAATGTCGTCCTCGACTGCTTTATTCCAGTTTGGCATAGGAATATGCGGCACATATGGCTTGTCCGAGAAGTACAGCCTGTCCGCCATTGTCAGCTGGACACTGCCGCCAGACTTTTTCGACTTAACGCAGGTGAAACGTCCCATTGGTATCTTTTCGTCTGAAAGTATGCCGCTAGTTTCGTAGTCTACGAGATACAGATATGTGTCATACTCTTTACCAAGAAACGCTGTTTCAGTGTCACTTATGGTCATGTTCCACGATTGCGAACATACTGCGCCCAGCTCGATGTCATCGGAAAGGCTTGTTGCCTGCATGGAGCTATCAGCTGACATAATGCTGTCACCTGATATAACGCCCTCTGCATTCTCTATCCACAACCTCCAAGTACGGCAATAGCTCTCGATACGCTGAGCCACAAGCTCCCCTGTTTTGTACATTCAAACGCCCCCTTTACTGCATTATCAAGTCCACCGCAACGCCTTTGCAGAACTGCTTGTTCTCGTCCCAGCCGAAAACTTCATAAGTTGGGTCGCCTGCATAAACGTCAAAAGTGCTTTCCTGAAATGTTTCGTCAAGGAGCGTGATACTGAAAAACGGACTGTCAACGTTGGAGATATACTCATTGAGCTTTGCCGTTTCCTCGCCTGTGAGATGATACCATTTCAGCGTGACAGTTTTCTTTATGGCTCTTATATCGCCCACCATTTTGCAGTTAGCCGTCCGCCCTGCATTGTTCGACCATATCTTGTTGTTTGTAAAGCTCACTTCCGCAGGTGTGGCGACCCTTTCGCTGCCGAATATAAGTCCTCTGCTTTTCATTTTCTGCACCTCCTATGCCCTTATTGGCGACCTGCCGTTGCGCTTGATATAGTCGTTGATATCATCAATAACTATCTGTGTGATAGTCCTGCCATTGAGCGTAAGCGGTATGGTAACGCTTATCTTCTGATTTCCGCCTGCTCCGCCGTAAGACACAAGAGCCTGCAAAACAGCCTGTGTGATAGTATCCAGCGGTGCCTCGATATTCGTGCCACGCTTCTGATCGCCCAGAACTGCAAGAAACTCTGAATTCGGCGGTATCACTGCACCTTGGGCAAGTTTGGGTATTTTGGGGATATCAATTTGGCTTAGGTCAAAGCCAAATGTCTGACCGCCAAGATCACCGGGAAGCCAATCAGGCGTCGTGAAGCTCAGCTCGTTTATGCCGTCGATTATCCAATTCAAAGCGTCCTCAACTGCACCTGTCAGACCATTTATAAGCCCGATTATCAAATTAATAGGTGTTTTTGCTATGTCAACAAGTGCGTCCCATACGCCTTTGAAAATCTTCTTTACACCTTGCCAAGCTTTTTTCCAATCACCGGTGAACACTCCCGCTATGAACAGCACAACGCCTTTAAGTGCTGAAATGATGTTCTTCACGGCATCAATTATATTGCTTATGACATTGCCCACTGTCTTTATTATCTTGCCAAGCACACTGCTTACTATCGGTCCGAGTATGCTCACAAGCCAGTTCACAACGGGTGCTATGGCTTTGTTGTAAATGCTCAGAACGCTTGTGATAAGTGTTCCAACAAAGTCGAGAAACTCATCAAGCAGAGGTTTCAAGTGCTCCGTCCAAACGCTGTCAGCCACGTCCATGAGCTTGTCAAACACAGGTTTCAAGACCGTTTCCCACAGATTGAGAAATACGTTCTTTGTGGTGGTTATGCCCTCATTTATGCCGTCAAATATAGGCTGTCCCCACTCGTTCCAAAAGTCTGAAATGCTCTGCCAAGTATCGCACCACAGTGTTTTCAAGGCGTTTAACACAGGTTGTGCAACGCCGTTCCACAAGGTATCGAAGATCTCTTTTATGTTATCAAACAGTACGCCTAGAGTGCTCCATGTCTGCGTGCCAAAATCCGCCATTAGGGGTAATCCTACAGTGAGAAAGTTTTGCAGTATAGGGAACACTGCCACATTCCAGATATCAGAAAACACCTTGTTGAAGCTGTCAAAAAGTCCTATGCCTATCTTGCCAAGTGTGCTGAAAGCGGTCTGCGTAAGCGGTGTAAAATCGTTTATAAAATAAGCTTTGAGCGGCTCGGAAAGCGACATTATATCGCTGAAAACTCCGCCGAGTATCTGAGCAAGTTCAATGCTCTCTTTTTCAAGTCCGCTCCATATATCATCGAAAATAGGCTTAAAATTCTTATCAAGATAGTCTGCAAGTTTTTCAAACTGAGTTCTCACTGATGTGAAAAAGTCAGACAGCTTTTTATTTGCCTTTCCCGTATCCACCTCAACGCTAGTCCCGGAAGGCTGCATTATATCCCCAGCTCCGCTGACCCCAGTGCTGTCTGACTTGCTCTCATCATTCAGCTTGTTCATTTGGTCAAAGCTTGCAAGAGATCCTTCCTGTGCCTCCTGAGTCTGTTGTGCATTGTCGGCTATGTCGCTGTAATTATCCGCCGCCTGAGAGGTGCTTTTCACTATGCTTTGAGCCTCGTCTGCACTGTTGCTTAGTTCAAAGCCGAATGCCTCTGAAAGTGCCCTCGCTGCCCTCTGTGCCAAAGCTATGAGCTGTGATAGCAGACTGTTTATCGCCTTGACAGCAGGCAGAAGAACGTTCATCAGCACAGTGCCGATAGTCGCTCCGAACTCTTTCCATTGCTCGGAGAGTATTCTAGTTTGGTTTGCCCAGCTGTCAGATGTCTTTGCGAAGTCGCCCTGTGCAAGAGCCGTTTGTGACATAACGTAGTTGTATCTCAGCTGGACTTTTTCAGCCTGCGACATATCAGCAGTTGATTTCGTGATACCCTTTGAAAGTGCGTACGCCTGCAAGTTGGCGTCCGTCATAACGATACCGAACTGTTTGAGGGTCTCAGTTTCGCCTGTAAAAATTGATTTCAGCGCTGTGCTTGCCACGTCCTGACCGACATTATAAAATGACGCCATATCCGCCGACAGCCCTGTAAGAGCCATAGCCATATCGCTTGCACTGTCATTTGCAAGACCCATTCCTGCCGCCATTGCCATGAAGTTTGAGCCTGTCTGCTTTGCGGTGAGCTTTGAAATGCCGTAGGTCTTGACAGCCGTGTCAGCGAAGTCCTCCATTTTCTGCTTTGATTCACCGAAAGCCGTGTCAACAACATTCTGAACTTCCGCAAGATCTGAGGCTGTTTCTATTGACTGCCTGCCGAAATCCACAAGCTTCTTGACGGAGAATGCTGCCGTCACAGCCATTGCAAGGCTTTTAAGCTTTGGCTTGATATCCCCCACCATATCAGAAAGGCTTTTCAAGCCCTTTTCAAAGCCCTCGCTGTTTATGTTGGTGTCAAAATTCAAACACCCGTCAGCCATTGTCATTCACCTCCCGTCAGTTGTTTCAGAAACTCTTTGTCCTCGTTTTCAGCCCTCTGCTCTTCTGCCGAGAGCTTTCGTTTAAGTTCTATCATATTTCGGTGGTTTCTGTAAAACTCCTGCTCGTATTTTTCAAGCTTTTTGCCCTTGTTAAGCTTTTGCCGTATGCCTATAACAGACGAAAAAAGCCCCTCGCCTATCTCGTTGAAATAGCCGAGAAAAGTCCACCAATGAAGATATTTTACCGTCCTCGTTTCAAAGCCTGCCGCCTTGTTCACCGCAGGAAAAATAATACTCTCATCCTGCTCCCAGTCAATAGTCTTTGCAGGCTGAACGCTCTCCTGCGGAACATCTCCACCGCCAACAAACCAATAAGCCTTGTTGACAGCCTCCTGCAAATGCTCTCGTGGGATATCCTCAGCGTAAAGGCATTTAAGACACACATAGCACTTTTCACGCTCGTCAAGCTCAGGGTCTGCAAAGGCTGAATATATCCGCAGTACGACCCGAAAATCTGAGCGTATGGCATACTCTTTGCCGCCTATTTCAAGGGCTGTAGGCAAAGAGCCTATCATTTCAGCAGCTCCCTGAGCAGAGCCTTTTTGTCCTCGTCAGAAAGCTCCGCCACATTGACCGCAGGCTGAGCAATATGTTGATGAGCAATAACAGGTGCGGTGTACTTCTCCACCTTTTCTTCGAGCTTTATCTGAGCTGCCGTCTGTGCTGACTTTATCTCCTGCACCACCACCGCAAGAAGTGCTTCAAGGAAGTTCACAAGCACAGGCTTGCCGTTTGAAGCCATAGAGAACACATTCACGCTTCCGAGCGCCGCCGTACACACATTGCTTCCAAATATGTCATTGACCATTTCTCTTGCACGCTGGTCATACTCTTTGAGAAGCTGAGTTCTGTCCTCGTTCTTCTCACGTTCTGACACTTCTTCTGCGATATTGTCAGCCTTGCTCATAGCGTCCTGTATCCTTGTGATGATACCAACGTCTGACACGTTTATCCTTATAACTCTGTTCTCGTCGCCGTTTATAGCGTACTCTTTGTAATTGCCGCTGTTAAAATCTATTGACTGCATTGACATTTTTATCATCCTTTCTGTATTATGGCAAACAAAAAGCACTCCGCTCTTGACGAAGTGCTTTCATATGTTTGTCATATAGTTTATTCTTCCGTAGCCTTTGCAAACGTTGGCACGCCTGCCGCAAAGGTGACAGAGCCTTTCACTCTGTTTCCTGCAAAGGTGCAGTTGAACGGGATATTTACGCCACCCTGCGGTCCGCCATAAGACTGCGGCTTGACTATGACATCTTCCGTCCATGCGTCATACGCACCTGTGGTCTTGTCAACGATGACTTCAAGCACGCTTGTCTTGCAGGCGTCACCGGTAAGACGATTCATCATGATATCCTTGAGCTTTTCGTAAAGTGCGTCACCGGGCTTTGCATAGAATGTGTCAAGGTCGAACTCAGGCTCATAGCCGTTGTCCTCAACTGTGGTTTCATCAAGGATATTCTTCTTTGTGGAAGTGTCAGGGTTGAGTGCCACACTTGCGTCCTCAACGTCCTTGCCGAGAAGATACCAGCTTGGTGATGAAGCGACCGCTGCGAATGTAGTGTCAAGATAATGCAGAAGATGACTTCTGTTGAGCTTTCCGCTCTTGTATGAATAATCAGGCATATGTTTTCCTCCTTTTATATCTGATACTGTGCCGCTATCTGTAATTGATACTGCACAGTATCGTTTGTGTTTTCGTTTGGTATTGCATATATCATTCCGTTTGCACAGGTGAGCTTTTCAAGAACGCCTGCCCTTTCCTCGTCCTCTGTTATGGTAGTGAACGTGGTATCTCGGTGCTTGTCTGCATAGCTTTCAAGCCACATCTGCAATTCAAGCAGTACGCCGCTGTTTGACATTCTGTCAAAGTCGTTCATAGACTGATACACAGCATAGAGAATGAAGTTGTGCTGTCTTGTCTGACCGCCCAGAATATCAGAGCTTATAAGGCTGTCGCCTGTTGAGGACAAGCCGTAATTTGTTGGCGTATCGTCGGTAAAGTCGATATGGATATCGTTGCAGACCTCCGATATTTTCGGGAACTGCTGCAAGATATCTTTCACAAGCTCGATTATGTTCATTTCGCTTTGCCCCCCATTATCGCCGCCGCTCCTCTGAGTATTTGCTGTTTCTTGTCGGCTTTCATTCGCTCAAACCAAAGCTTGCCGGCAAGTGGCTCTTTAAAAGTGCTGTAAACAAGGTCTTTGTCCGTCAACACTTTCTTTTCTCCATGCCGGGCGTAAGACGAGCCTGTAACAGAGGATACCATAAGCTTGCCGTAATACTGATAGCGTGCGTAAGGTGCAAGATACTGTATCTTGCCGCTGCCTATTTTTGTGCCTCTCGTGGCAGACTTTCTCAGATTAGTGCTGAGGGTAGGTGTATACTTCACCATATGCCTTATGCACTCAGCGTCAATGAACTTTTGAGCCTTATCAAAGCGTTCTGAATACTTGCCTGCAAAGGACTTATCCCAAGTGATAGCCCTGCTGTCCATAGGCTGACCTATCTTCATTTCACGCTCACCTCCATATGTGGCAGACCGCCGAACATATAATCATCAATGCTCATTACCGTAACAAAGTCATACTCCGCACGGAAGATTTTCATGCTCTCAGATATGCTCTGCGGCGTTTGATTATCGAACTCAAACTCGCATTTTCCTCTCACAATCATATCCTTTGCAGGGGTTTTCGGTGCATTATCGTCATAGAAATACACCCTTGTGCTGTCTGAGGTCTGCATACCGCTTTTCACGATGCTTCCCGACTTATTCTCACACCAGTAAACTTTCTCTGCATACTTCCGCACAAATCCCTCTGTCTGCTTGTCGAAAAGATACACCGTGCAATCACTGTTTGCAAGCATTTATCTCACCCCTCTGTAAAGCAGCCCTGTTCCGCTGAGCCATTTGTACACGATATCGTGAACGGCTCTGTCAGCGTTCTGTCTGCGGATATCTGAGCTTTCATATGACTTTGACCAGCCACCAACGCTTTCGGAAGATACCCCCTGAGTGCCGCCCTCCTGCTCTGCCTTGAAGATATTCTCCGCAAGCTCGCAGCAGCACATTTTCACTTCTTCGGGGATATCGTTCTCGTCAACGTTGTCAAGGGTATATTGCTTCATAAGGCTTGTGGCTTGCATTGCATAGAAGTCAAAAGCGGCAGATATGTCAGGCTCTCTGCCGCAAAGATAAACGCCTATATAGTAGCTCTCGCTTGCATATGCTTTCATACTGCCGCACCTCTTTACTTCTTGAATCTTGCAAGCACTACCTTTGACTGGTCTGAGATAGCCACAGTGTAATGCTTGTCAGCAGATATATCTGTGCAGCGCTTTGTGCTTCTTCTCTCTGTTTCAACGTTGGTGTCACGCTTGAGGTAGATAGTCAGAGCTGATGTTTCATCCTCTGTTTCAGTATCAGCGTTGAGCTTGATGATAGGGCATATGTAGAAAGTGCCAGCCTTAACAGCGGCGTTCTTTACAACATAGTCACCCACCTTTGGAGTGTAGCCATCTGCACAAGGCGTTACTGAGCCGAGCTTTATCTGAGAAGCAGTTGGTGAAGCTGTGCTGTCCGCAACAACTTCCTTTGCACCCTCTGCATCGCTGTCAACTCTCACATACTGTTCTGGGATAGCCTCGTTAAGTGAAACCTTCTTTGACGGAACGATACGGCAGTTCGCTATTTTGCCTATCTCACCTGTCATGACCACATTGCCGTCATACTTATCGGCAGAAATAAAGTTCGGATCCTTTCTAAGCTGTGAGTTCTGATGAGGATTAATAAACATAGCCTTTTCGGTGTTCAGTTCCTCATTGAACTTGTCAACAGCGTCAACAATGCCGCTGTAAGAGATAGCAGAAGCCGAGCCGTCATAGATTAGCTGGGCTTTCATAAGTGCGTCCATGCTGTCTGCGTCCACCTTAGAAGCGATAGACATTGCAAGCTGTGAAGTCGCCTGACCCGCAGGATTGCCATAGCCGCTGAGAAGAGCCTCGTCGGTTATCTCCACCGCTTTCATGGCTTTCTTTACCTTAGCCTGAGTGGAGTCTGTTTCAAGCTTGACAGTTTCGGCTTCAACGCCCTCTGCAACATCAACTGCGTCGCCGATATACTTATACTGCGGCACTGTGATAGTGTCGCCAGGCACGCCAACGAGTGTTCTGTCTATCTTCGCAAAGGGAGATACAGTTATCTTAGACTCTATCTTTGCGTCGATCATATCACTCATCACCTCAGGATCGATAAGGTCGGTGATCTTTGTCTGCTCTGCGAAATACTGCATAGAAATTCTAATGCCATTTGTCATTTTCATAATATCCTATCCTTTCAACTGTTCGTATTTTTCGGGGTCTGTTCGTTTAAGTTCCAACCTCTGCATATACCCCATTTTTGCAAAGGTTTCCTTGCTCACTTCACCTGCGGCGGGCGTCCCTGTGGGAGCAACCGGGTTCTTGATAGGCTCGGAGCTTTCAAAAAGATAATCGTTATCTTTCTTCACGTTCTCGATAGCCGTCTTGATATCCTCAGCCTGATTTTTGGAAGCTTTGAGAGTTTCCACATCAAGCAAAGCTTTAAGAGCCTTGACGTTTCTTGCCTTGCTTGCCGAGATAGCGTTATCAAGGGTAGCGTCAAACTCCATATCAGATATCTTCGCCTGATACTCGGTATCTTTCTTAGCAAGGTCAGCGGTGAGCTGTGCGACTTTGCCGTTAAGCTCCTTGACGTCCACACCCTCAAATTCTTTGAGAGAGTTCTGTGCGGTATCAAGGCTGTCCTTATAGTTATCACGCTCCACCTCAAGGCGGCTTTTCACCTTTTCAAACTCAGCCACAGTCTTATAATTCTCTGCCACCTGTTTTGTGATGTCCTGTTTCTTGTCCTCAGGGATAACGATACCCAGAGCGGCAAGGATCTCAAAAATGTTTTTCATATGTTTGTCCTTTCTACATAGCTTATATACCGCTCTGTCTGCGGTGTGAAAGTCTGACAGTTTAACGTCATATCAAGGACGAAATGGTATGAAAAAAGCACCCGTTAAGGTGCTTAGTTCCGATATTTGGGTATAAAAATACCGCCCGACATTAGTCAAGCGGTAAAATTATCATTTGAAATACTCTGTAAGTTCAACTTCTGAATCAATGTACACAGCGTCTATATAATAACTGTTGTGTACGATTATCTTCTTTCCGTTTAATTCATATATCTGCGTTTGTGAGCCGTCAACATCTGTCAGCATATCGGACCGTTCAATGCCTGGGATATGCTTTTCCAATGCTGCACATTGCTTTTCAAAAATTTCTTTGTCCGCAGCCGTGCAAATATTGTATTCATATTTTTTCATTGCTTATCATCCAATCCATACCTTTTATCTACTGATCTTCGTGTTTTTACAGCGGTCTTCAAAGTGTCTGCTACAGCTTCTTCTCTGCTCATGTTTTTTCGTGCCATTTTATCTGACACCAAGTCTTCAAAAGAAATGATAGGGTCGGTCTGGTCAAGGGTTTTACGAGCTTTTTGATTTTCCATTAACTCTCTTGCCTGAAAGCGATACTTGTTACGCAGTTCACAAGCTTGTCTTGCCTGTTCTTCAATAGACTTGCTTTTGTCGATAAGCTGAGGGATATTTTTGTTATGGTGTCTGTACCACTTTCGCACGTCTATATCAGACATCTTACCTTTCATATCAATTATATCACTATAATCTTTTTGCGTCAAGTCTAACTTGGTTTTTCCCACCCCCATATTCCCCAATCCGTCGGCGTTTACACGCTCTCTCTGCTGGGGCAGACCCATTGCTTTTGAAAACCTTGTATACTCCTGGGAAGTGCCACGATATCGGCAGCGTGAGTTGATGATATCCTCCTCGTCTGCGCCTGCCTCTTCAAGAAGATGTATCTTCTGCCGCTGAGCTCTCATTGCAGTTTCAAGCTTTCTTTGCCGCTGTAAAGCTTCATACTTTGTGTACTCTTTATCGCCGTATTTAACAGGCTTGTTCTCCTCTGCATTCATCTGTGTAAGCTCCTCATCTGTATAGGAACGCTCAGATATGCCGGGGATAAAAGGGTAATAATCGTGATAGCAATTCGCACCGCACAGACCTGTCACAGTACCAAGACCGCAGATAGTTTCAAGCTCTTTTTTGCTGTAGACCTTGCCCTGCCATTCTTGATGAGAGGGTCTTGCTCCGCTGTGCCAAGTGACTTCAAAATAGTCTGTACCAAGCTCTTGGGCGTTGTCCTCGTTCATTTTTGCGGTTAGCTGTGAAAGCCCTGTCATCACCGAACGCCTTGCGGCTACGTCTGCCCTGTTGCTCCAGCCTGTGGCATAGTCCACAGTGCGAAGACCTGAGTTCGTCATATCCGAAATGACTTTCTTTATGACCGTGTTATAATCGAACGCTCCGCTCGCTATGCCCATTATGGCGTTGTCAAGGTTCTGCTGATAGAAGTCTGCCGCCTGCGTGAATTTCAGCTTGCCGTCAGGCTGTTTTACTGCAAATCCGAGTGACTGAGATATGTTTTTAAGCTCCCCAGAAGTCTGCTCCGATACAGCCGACAGCAGCCTTTGCAGGCCCTCATTTTCTTCAAGGGGTATCCGTGCCTTGCCTTTGGTCTTGTATATGCTATCGTCCCATTCATAGCCTTTTTGCAGAATATCATTGTACAGCTCTTTTATCTCAGCTTTGGAGAGGTCAAGGTTATCGGCAATGGCTTTCTTTATCTCACGCTTGCTCATTCCAAGCTCGTGAAGCCTGTATATCTGCCAATCTGCCGAACGTGTTATCTCGCCGTTTATCTTTATCCTGCGGACAATATCCTCCATTATCTGCATTTCAAGGTCACGCAGTGGCTTGTCAAACACCATTGAAACTCGCTCTATCTCGCTTGCTTTGAGCATTATTCTATCACCTCTGCGGTGCTGTCGGAGGTCATTTTCTTAGCCGTTTCCTCGTCCTCACCATACCATTTCATTCGGTATTCCCACAGTGGCATAATGCCCATAGAAACGTCCTGACGATCGCTTGCACGCTTTGTTTCATCATCTGCAAGGATACTGTCCTCGAAGTTCACAGACAGCTCATAACCGCTTTGAGTAAGCCCATTATAAAACGCCAGCGAATAGCAGAGGTCTTCAAGGCAGACACGGAGATTATTCTGTATCGCCGTGACAGTATCGAACTTTCTCTGCTTTGATGACTTTATCTCCGTTGCCGTCTTATCAACTGTCTGAGGGTTTGAGATATCACCATAGGACAGCCCCACAGCAAACTCTATCTCACGCTTGTATTCTTCAAGTCCTGCGATAAAATCCGCCTGTCTTAACTGCGGTGAGAACTCGTGATAAAAGTCACCGCTCGTGCCAGCCGACACGTTTACCCCTCTAAAAAGCCGTTCATTGAGCTTAGGCATTTCTGCACGTTTCTTGCCTGTGAACGGGTCTGTCACAGGTCTTAACACAGCCTCGTCAACGTCTATGGCACGCTCCCCAGATTCAAACTCCCAATCGAGCCTGCCGAATTGGATATCAGCTTTTCTTATGACTTCTTCCGCCCCTGCGAACACCGATACTCCTGAATGTGAACCGTCAACTGTATTGTCGATAGGATTGACATAATAGCCGAAAGAGGGTCGCAGCATAAGGGGATAGGCTATCTTAGGGATAAGCTCTGCCCACTCTGCAACAGCCGTGAGAGGTATCTCAGCGCCGAGGGACACGCCGTCATTGGAGCGAAAAGCCCTGTTTGTGATAGTCAGCCCTTTTTCATAGTCCAGAGCGTGATATTCAAGCCTTATGCGGTAATCATTATCGCCCATGCGTTTTATTTCAGGGAAAATGACCTTTATAAGCCTGCCGTTCACGTCATACTCCACAGGAATAAATTGCGACTGCGGAACATACTGCACCTTATCAGCACCCAGCGGCTTTATTATCATTGCTCCTGTTGCAAGACCTCTTTGCAGATTTTTGTTGAGGTTTTCAAGGGCGTTTTTCATTATGGCATCAAGCTTATCGTTGGAAACTTTCAGGGCCATTTCATTGATAGCCGTGTTTGCAAACTCCCTCACAACAGCGTGTTCAAGCCGCAGAGAGTGAACTCCCTTGGGTGCTGCATTACCTGCATACATTCTGTCCCACTTGTCAATAGCTCTTATCATGCTGTCCGTCACGGCGATATCAATACCGTAAACGCCCTTTATATCTGACTTTGAAAGCATTCTGCTTATCCACTCCCTTATTTTTGAAATAATGCCCATAGCTTACTGACCCCGCCTTTTCCATACTCTTTCCATTGCATACCGAACGGCGTCGATAACGTGGTCATTGCCGTCGGGATAGCCGCTTATAACGTTGCCCTCTTTATCCCTGTCATACTCGCAGTTGATGAACTCCTCGCAAGCCACAGGACAACGCTTGTTATCTATAACGATACTTCGCAGAGATTGCAGCCACTTATATGAATACTCCCTGCTGTTAGGGCCTTTCTCTGCACCTCTCGCAAGCAAGCCGTATGCTCTGTAATCCTCAACAGACTTATTCTCTGCACTGTCGCAGGTGATAAGATCGTTTGCCGTGATACCAAGCTCCAGCAAATGCTTTGCGGTATCAACATTCTTTGTTTTGTTGCAGGTGTACTCCTGCCATATGAACAGCGTGTGCTGAGCAGGGGCATAATGCACTCTGACAAAAGCGTAAAGGTCGGGATACCAGCCCCAGTCAACGCCGTTATAGATGTTATCGAACTGTGCTATCTCGTCGTCGGTTATCTCTCTTATGAGGACGTTGTCGAAAACATTGCCACCAGTACCATTTGCAATGCCCATATACTCGTTCTCATAGGCAGTGGGATTGGTTTCTTTGAGAAATTCGGCGTCATCAAGAAAAGGCTTGCCAAGCCACTTTTTCGGCACAGTAAGATAAGTGCTTTCGGTAACGAGTCTGTCCGTTCTCGGCACTTTGATGTACTTGTTTGCCCAGTTCTGAGCCGACTTTGGAGGGTTAAAAGACTTGAACTTATATGCTCTCTCGCCGCCTCTTATAACAGACTGTTCTATCGTTCGCACAGCTTCTTCACCGCCGAACTGGTCAAGCTCCTCAAACCACACGATGCCGATATAGCCAAAAGGCGGCTTGATAGACTTTATCTTGTGCGGGTCATCAGCACCACGAAAGTATATTTTCTGCCCTGTTGAAATGCGTGTGATCTCAAGGGGCGACTTTGTACAGGCAAACTCATCATCAAGACCAAGTGCAGATATTGCCCAGAGTATCTGAGAATAAACGCTGTCTTTAAGAGTATTCGCCACAGCACGCAGTACGCAGACGTGCATATTCTCGTTCTTCATCAGCAGGTCGATAACGTTCAGACCGCAGAATGAAGATTTAGTCGAACCACGTCCGCCCGGGAAAACATACTCGGAATGTTCCTGCTCTGCAATATCGAACAGGACAGGCGAGAACGTAGGAGCGACAAGGCTCGCAGGGATACCGCTGTACGCCTTATCAGGCATAGAAACAGGCTCAAGCTTTTGTTTTTCAAGCCTGAGCCTTGCGTTATCGTATTTTATCTTATGTTTGAGCATATCGTCATCACGAATAATGTCACGCAGCTCTTTCACCGCCGCAACGTCCCCTTGCTTAGCCCTTGCCATAAGAGCCGCATTGACGAGGAGCATATTATTTATGAAGTCAGGGTCAAGGCTGTTAAGGTCAATGCCCTGCTCCACGAGAAACTCATAGTCCGCTCTGGTATTGGCAGGCTGTTCAAGCAGGAAGTCCATTACCTGTTTCATAGTCTTTTTACGCCTGCGGACTTCGCCTGATTTTTTACCGCCTTTTGAGCCGTTTTTTCGAGCTTCACTCGAGCTTGGAACTATTAAATTCTGTTCATTCGGCATTCACCTCACCTCGATTTTTTTGTTGTTTTGGGATATAAAAAGAACTGCCACATTGTTGTAGCAGTTCGTAAAAATTTATTCTTTTTGTTTTAATTGCCTGAAATACTTATTCACCAAATAATTAAATTCTTCTTTATCTCTTCCGGAAAAACAAAAACTGTCTTTTTTAAATCCAGATTGTAAAATTAACAGGTCATTAAAAATACTAAGCTTTGCCTCTTCATCTAATGAATCAAGTGACTGTATTCTTTCACGAATATTAGATAGTTGTCCGAAATACCAAGATTTTGTTTTTGATTCAGACAAAACTTTTGACAGTTCTTGTTCGTCATATCCATAGGATTTTTTATCTATCTTTTTTCCGATTGCATCTATACGTTCCAACAGTATACTTACTGTTTTGCTAGATATATTAACTTCTTTATTTTCATCTAAATATTTAAGCGTAGTGTAATCTTTAACAGCCCTTGCAATCGGATTGTCATTGTCCTCTTTGCTATAGTCTATATTATGCGCAAATTTCTGAATTTGTTCTTTTAACTCGGATGTGCCTTTAATATCATTACAATAAAAAATTGCACGATCATCCTTTACATCAAAAGGAAGTTCGAATCCGTCTAATTTATTTTTTATAACAATAACCGGCTTTTTTATTGCATGTCTGAAAGCTAATTCATACATAACATTAGGATTGAGATTTGTAAGATTGGCTATAACCAGTTCGTCACTATAAATATGACGCAGTATATTATCAGTAATTGATCCCGTTTCACTGATTCTATGAGATACAATAACATCAAAGTCATCTAACGCTGGTTTGATGCAATTATCTATGACTCCCTCTATCTGACGTCTGATTTCTGTATTGTCATCACCTATGGGGGTTATTACAAAGCACTTTTTATTTTTTTCCATAACAATTACTCCTCATAATAATATTTCTTAAATAATATCACTAATCAGAGCGAAAATCAACGAAATGCACCGAATTTCTATTTACTGCATAAAACACATTTGTATTTTTTATGCAGTATATCAAAAGTTCGACATTTATGAACTTTTTACGACACAACGCAAAAGCGACCGCAAAATGCAGCCGCCCTTGTGAAAATATTATAAGGAGTTTAGTAAATGGTGGAGCAGATCTGAGCGGTGGCACGCTCTCGACCTGCATACGGAGCTTTCGCCCCGTCGGACTTTTTTATGGAGGTCCGCAAATGTTTGTTTGCCTTATTGGCTATTGTAATGATATCATACTATGTGCGTTCCTGCAAGTGGTATTGAGTGGTCTTGTGTGGTATATTTAATTTCTCACAGCCATTGTGAAACATTCTCAGCACAGTTTTGTAATCTCTGAAAATATAGTTGTGAGCTATCTTCTTCACCGATATGCCGTTGATGAAATACAGCTTGATTATCCTTGCAGTATCTATGGTTTCAGCTTCCTCATTGCAGAACATTTCGTCTATCTCAGACTGTATCTCCTGCGTGAGCCTTGCACGTTCTTCGCTCAGCTCCTTTTGTTTCTCACCCTTGCAGGCATAACTCAGCATTGAGCTTTCAGCCGTGTTACCGGGCGTTCCTGCCGAACTGTCATTCTTGTCATAGCATATGGCTTTCCCGTTCAGTATCCTTGCCCTGTTTTCTTCAAGATTGGCTATGAGCTTTGGTATCAGCTGATAGCGTGATATCTTTTCTTGTATTGTCAATCCCTATCCCTCCTCGATCATTCTTCCGCAAACAGGACAGAACTCAAAGCGGACTTTCTTACCGTCTGCACCAAGCTTTTCGCTCCACTCTGTCACTCCGTTGCAGTATTCACAGCCTGCATATTCGGGTATGTTTACGCCGTTATGTTTCGCAAGCCCCTCGTCGCAGAGTATCAGTTCCAGTGCCTGCAATGCGTATTTGAGCTTTTCGTCCCTGTCCTGCGTTTTGTTTATCTTCCAGACCGTTGTCTGACCTCTTCGGATATTCTCCTGCATTATGCAGGCTTGTCTGAAAAACCTGCCGTTACGCTCTTTACTGTGAAGATACTCCCGCTTGTATTCCGCCTGCTTTTCCTCGCATATCTCTTTCGACCACCCCTCATGCCTGTTCTTGTAGCCAAGTCTTGATAACTGCGAGAAATACTTATATTCCTCAGCAGGATATTCGTCATAGATGAGTCTGCCGTCTATTGCCATGTCTTCATATCTTGCGAACTCTTCTTGTGACATTCTTTTGAAATCTATCTTTATAGTTGATACCCCCTTTGCGGAGGGTCGTGGTAGGTTTGTGCCGTTTTTCAAGAACTCTTTCTTTATATATATTCTTTTATTTTCTAATACGAAAGGTTAGAAAAACCCTGAAACCCACCACAAAAGAGTAAACCCTCCACCTATATTTGTTCGTCAAGCGTAAGACCTGAGTAATAGTTATACTTTCTGCCTTTTACTTTTTCAAATCTTTTGGCTATTTCTAGCCCAAACTTGGTATTCGACATTTTATACTCATTACCACTGTCTGCCCACCTGAGATAAGCGGCATACAATGCACTTGATTGCACGCTCAGACCCTTTCCCACAGTACACTTATCCTCGACAAATGCAGAGATAACGTCCATTTCACGGCGGTACTCCCTCACTTCTTCAAGGACGGCACGAGGCATTTTAAGCCCCTCTTTCTGCCACAGCAGACAGCCCTCAACTGCCCAGCGGAATATGCCCGTAAGCTCAGCCGACAGCTTGTATTTCAGCCTGCGGTCTATTTTTTCTTCGGGGATCTGCACAGTGAAGGGTATCATATGTATCCTGCGCCATATGCCCGTATCCGTTCCTCTTATGACAGGCTTATGGTTTGTCGCCATCCAAAGTTTGAACTCAGGCTTGAACTCGAACTCGTCGCCGTAAAGCTTTCTTGCCGTAACAGTATCGTCCCCTGTAAGCTGTTTGAGCAGACCCTCGTTGATACGAACACCCTCGTTAGGCTCAACGCTTGTCACGAGCCTTGCACCTTTGAGCCTTGCAATATCGCTGTTTATGGCGGTGCTCTGATTTGAACGCACCATAATAGTTTCAGGCTGGATATTTGCCGCATAGTCTCCGAAAATATCCCTTATGATATCAATGAAAGTTGACTTGCCGTTTCGTCCTGTTCCGTAAAGAAAGAACGCACATTGCTCGGTGGTCGAGCCTGTCAGGGAATATCCCACAGCTTTCTGAACGTATCTGATAAGGTCTTTATCCTTTCTGAAAATATCATCAAGAAAGGCAAGCCAGCGAGGACAGTCGGCATTCTCTGAATACTCAACGGCTGTCATTTTCGTCAGATATGTCATAGGGTCGTGGGGAGATATGCCGCCGCTTCGCAGGTCGATAACTCCCCCCGGGGTATTGAGAACAGTTTTAAATCTGTCCATTTGAGCCGGCAGAACAGGAACGTGGTGCATGACCTCGCTTAGCATTGCGTTCTTTGATTTGTTAGAACGGCAGGACTTCATATGCTTTTCAAAAGCTTTCGCCATATCCGTTCCCTCGTCTGCGTCAAGCTGAGCGTACACCTTTGCCTCTGCCGCCATACAAGCCACAGCCTTGTCAGCAAGACGTTTAACTGTGCCTGTCATATCGGTACACCACTTTCTGCCGTCATACCAAAGCCAGCGTTTGTCTGTATAACAGTATCTCACCTGCTCGCCAAAAAGGTCAACAAAGCGTTCTGCGTTGCCTGTATCGTCAAATGAATAAAGTCTTGGCTTGGCTTCTTCCTGCTCTACAGCACCCACAGAAATCGGCTCAGAGGGCGACTTGAAGTTAAGAGAAAATCCCCCTGCGAACTTTGGCGAATAGGTCTTGTCGCAATCTGCAATGGCTTTCTGGATCGTGAGTGCGCCATAGGTCGAACCGCTTTGCGCCCTGTCCCACTTTTCACGCATAAGACCTGAGGAGCGAAATATCATATCCATTTTCTCTGCGTCACAGCCTGTCCAGAAGGCAAGCATCGAGCAGAACGCCATATCAGCCTCAGACTGAGAGGTATATCCTGCGGTGCTGCCGCTGTAGAGCGACACGAACTTTCCGCCGTTCTTTGCTCCTGCCGCCGCTTTGATTATCTGGTCTGCGGTGTCAAGTCTGACAGCAGGAACAGCCTTTGCCACAGGCTCGTGACCGCCGCCTATATACTTTTCGTGCAATGGCTTTATGCTGTCGGAACACTCTGCGATGCCATCATATTCTGAGCAGGAGTTGCCTGTCATAACGAAAAATCTGCCGTTCTCATACATCTCAACTGAGCCTTTACGTCTGCCACGCTTCGGGAGCGTTCCTCTGCATATGATATGTATGCCCTTGCCCGATTGAGATATCTCAGTATAGCTTTGCAGGGTAGAGATAAATTCGGATATGATGTTGCCGTTCTCTCCCCTTTGGTATGCCTCAAGCTCCTCCTCTTTGCCGTCAATGTCAACACCGAAATATGGACAGCCACCGAACATAAATCCTATGCCCGAATGTTTTTCTGAGGCTCTCACCGCCGTATCGAAATCGCACCAAGTAGAGGGGTTATTTGACATAGCCCCTCCGCCGGTAAGTGCGTTTATCGGCACTTTCTTTATCTTCCCTCTCTTTTCATCAGGCACAGCGTCCCAGCATATCCAGTTTGGCAGGGCTTTAATCTCCTGCGGTATTTGTTCGTACATATATCCAACTCCTAACATAAATTTTGAAAAGTCAAAGCCTTTCACTTATCCCCGAAAAGCACCCAAAAAGTTGCATTAAAAATGCAACAATTGCAGAAATGTTGCCAAATTAAAATATAAATCATTTGTTTGCACAAAATATCATCTGCGTTTTTATGCAAAAGCACTATGACTTTTCGCTTTTCTCAGAAATCAGAACGGCACGCCGTCATCTGTAAGCACGTCCTCAAAATCTTCAAGCGAGCCTATGGCGCTGTCAGCCTGCGTATTTGTCTTAGGCGTTGCAAAGCCCGTCTGCTTATTGGCAAAGCTGTCCGCCTTTGGTGCAGAGGACTTAAACTTATGCTTGCACTCAGGATACTTTGTAGGGCTGACAAAATTAATGCGTTCCTGCTCTTTGCCGTTCCATTCCTCGTGCGTGAGATCTACCCTTATGCACTTGTTCAGCAGGTCGGTGCAGTATGCTTTAAGGCTGTCATACTCCTTGCCGTCAGGAAGCTTAGCCGCCTTGCCCATTGCCATAAGCTGAGCAAAGTTGTAGCCCTCCACCTGCATATCGTTCTCGTTAGGCTCATGCTTTTTCCATATGGTGTGAAACAGGCAGGAGTTGCCGTATTTCTGTCCCTGCACGTCATTTCTGATGACGAGAGTGAAGTTAAGACCCACCGAGCCTTTCTTTGTTGTGCGTTCCTCGATAGCGGTTATGATGCACTCGTAATCGCCCTCAGGCTTTAATCCGTTCTGAAATGCCTCTGATTGATTTGACTTAAATCCCATTTTTTATTCCTCCGTTAGTAAATTTACTGCGTCCTCTGCCGAGCGGCATATGCCTGCCAATGCTCCGCACTCACGCATTTTTGTTATGAACTTCTTCTGCTCAGGACGAACTCGTCCCGACTTTGTTTTAACTTCGATAAAGACAGCTCTGCCGTCCTTATGCCTTACACCGAACAGGTCTGAAAAACCTTTCGGCACACCTGTAGTGAAATATCTGCCGTCAACTGTTCTGCCCTCGCCCACGTTCACACGAAAGACAGTGCAGTAGGGCGATACCGCACAGCGTATCTCGTTTTGCAACCTGTGTTCTTCCGTCAACCTATAAGCCCCCTTTGCCTTGCCTGATAATATGCCCAGCCTGATTTGTAACCGTGATTTTTCGCATACTGCAAAAGTTCGGGATAGGTATGACAATCGGCAGGACTTGAAAAGTCAAGCTTGAATCCCTCCACCTTTACAAGCCCCACGCTGCTGTCTGTTTCAAGCTTTCTCTCGGCTGTGGGAAACTCATATCCGCAGTGAGGACAGCATACTTTCACCCCCGCAGGAGGAGCAGAGAAAGTATAGAAACATTCGGGGCATTGTTTCACCTTGTCGCTCTGCTCCTGCTTTTTATGCTGAGCTTTCGGCTTTTTCTCCAAGCTCCACTCCCTGTCGTCGTCAGGCATACCAAACCTTGCATAGTTGCCAACATGGTCGATTATGACGGCTCTTTTGTTAGGTCTGTACCGCATACATCTCATAGCCTGCTGAATGTAAAGAGTAAGGCTCTTGGTGGGTCGCAGAAGTATGGCACACTCGCAGTCAGGAACGTCAAAGCCCTCTGAGATAAGGTCAACGTTGCACAGCACCGTTATATCTCCCCTGCGGAAAGCTGAGATAATGCTGTCACGCTCGCTCTTAGGAGTAGAGCCGTCAATGTGTGCCGCTTTTATGCCGTTTTCATTAAACACCTCTGCCGTTCGCTGAGAATGTCTTACTGACGCACAGTAGCAGACCGCTTTTTTGCCATTTGCTAACTGTTTGTAATACTTTATGACGTCGCCGAAAACAGTATTTTTCACCATAGCTTTTTCAATCTCCGCCGCCATATATTCTCCGTGAGAAACGTGAAGCCCTGTAAGGTCGGCAACGTCAGGAGCATAGTAGTCATAAGGTGCAAGACAGTTGTTATCAATAAGCCATTTTGCGGATACGCCAATGATAAGCTTGTCGTTCACGTCACCAAGCCCGTCACCATTAAGGCGAACAGGAGTCGCAGTAACGCCCACTCTCGGCACGTCCGAAAAGTATTCGTATATGCGTTTGTAGGACTGAGCAAGGCTGTGATGATTTTCGTCAGTTATGATAAGTGCAGGTCTGGCAAGCTTTTTAAGCCGTCTTGTAATAGTCTGCACCATACCCACCTCGCAGAGCCTCATATCAACGCCCCAGCGGATAAACGTCTTTTTTATCTGCTCCACAAGCTCACGTCTGTGGACGAGAAAAAGCACTCTCTTGCCGTTAAAGGTCGTTCGCCTTGCCATTTCAGCCACAATGCATGACTTTCCGCCACCGCAGGGCAGGACTATGCAGGGCGCTTTATACCCTGCACGCCAAGCCTGCCTTACCTGCTCCACCAGCTCATTCTGATACGTTCGCAGTTTCATTGGACTTCGCCGCCTTTACCCTTTTCAGAACGCATTTCATGCAAAGCTGTTTGCCGTAATTCTTCATCGAGCCGTCTATTATCTGCTGAACAGTACGCTTGCCGTCTGACATTATCGTCTTTCCGCACTCTGAGCAGATATGTTCGTCTGCAAGGTGATAGTATGTTCTCAGTGCTTCATCAACAAGTTTCAGATCGTTGCTTATGTACATACTGTCGAACAGCCCGATAGGACTTTTGCAGGTGTCAGTGCCGTCCGTCTGAGTGGCGAAAAGATACTTGCCGTCAACCACAACAGTTTTAAGCACAGTTGTGAACATACCCTCGACAGTTATCTTCTCATCAAGCAGCTTGCCGATAGTTTTAGCTTTCTGCCTGCCGTCCTCGCCTGTATCAAGGTGATTGAGAAAATACACGATAACATCTTCGGGAAGCATTTCAACGCTTCTCACAAGCTCCCAAAAATTCTTTGCAATGTCAGTGAACTTCTGATAGCCCGTTTCCTTTGCACGGCGCATAAACTCGTTCACCATAAGATACTGACTATCGTCAACGGCTATGGACTTTGCCGTTTGAGCTTTCATAAAGCGTTCTATCTCACCGTAATTGTCGGTATGTATCGTTGACTTAAACTGTGTGCGGAACGGAAGCTGTTTTCCGTTCACGTTCACAAGAGCAAGCTCGTCCTCTTTGAAATTTCTCAGGGAAGCAGATTTGCCGCTTCCCGAAAAGCCTAATACAAGTATCGCAAGTCCCATTCTCTTTCCCTCCTTACCTTATGGTCAGTCCCGGTCTGCGGACAACAGCCGCATATGGTATCTTCCTGCCTGCCTCGATAGCCGCCTTGACAGCCGTCTTGCTTATGTCAGGATCCTTGTATTTCAGCAGGCTGTCATCATTGACCTTTGCCCACTCCACAAAGGCTTTCGGGTCTGTTATCTCGGTGCTTTCCCTACCCTTTGTAATGCTTATCTTAGCCATAACGCCCTCTATTTTGTTAAGGTTGACCCTCTGCATACTGTTCATAAGATAAGCTTTAAGGCTCTCTGCCTGCTTGACCTTCTGCTCACGTCTTGCTTTGAGGGCTTTCTCCTCTGCTTCAAGCATTTTCGCCTCGCTGTTCAGCACCTTAACATAAGCCGCAACGTTCTCTGCCTTGTCTGTAAATTCAGCCTCAACGCATTCAAGGGTATCAAACCACACCTTTTCAGCCTCAGCCTTTTCCTCTGCCGTAAGCTCGGCATTTTCCGTCATATCCTCAAGGCTGTCAAAAAGCCTCTGAAAATCGTTTGTAAGCTCATAAAGTTTCATTTTTATACCTCCAGTTTTGAATTGATTATATCCGCAAGCTGTCTTGCTTTCTGTGTGAAAAGTCCGTAATTGTCGCTGTCATTATGCTCGTTCACAAAGCCCACGAGCCTTGTTACGCTGTCAACAGCGGTGGAAAGATAAGCCTTGAATATGGCTTTATCGTCCTGCGTTGACGTGATCTCTGTCTTCCCCGCAAGCTTTTTCTCATACTCCGCCTTAGTTCTGTCAAGCTCCTCACGAAGCTGTGAAAGCTTTTCCTGCTTGTCCTTTTCAGCCTGCTCAGCTTTTTGCAAAAGCTCTCTGCGGTCTTTCAGGCTGTCCTCTTCAAGCTTTGAATATTTTTCCGACCAGTCAAGATCAACACGCCGCATAGCGTCTTTAAGGTTTGCCACCTCTTTACTGTCCGTTTCCACAGCTACCTCGATAGGACGGCTCTCAAGCTCCTTTATCTCGGCTTCAAGCTGACGTATGCGCCTGTCTGCCTTATCTCTCTGTTTCGAGATCGTATCGCAGATGTTGTTCATATCCTCAAGCCTGTGACTGAGCACATCAGCATTGGCAGCTTTGACTTTCAGCTCTTTTATCTGCCTTTCAAGCTCTCTCGCAGAAGTGTTCTCAAGGTCATTATTTTCTGTCAGCTCTGTTCGCTCACTTTCGGAAAGTGAAGATAGAAGATAGAGTTTTTTTATTCCAATTTGTCTCCCCGAGGAGACAAATTCAGACGGCAGATTTTCCGCTACTTTTATGTATTTGTAGACACTCTGCCTGTTTATCTGTGTTTCCTGCTCGCAATACTCTCCAAAATCGGAGTACCCAAGCTCCTTGTAAAGCCTGCTGTCCCTCATTTCCTTAAAGCCCATACACATATCGTAAAGGCTCTGCTGTGCAAGCTGAGCTGAGGTCTTTATCCTGCGGTCAAGCTCAGCCGCCTTGATATATTCTGCCGATAGTTCGTTCATGCTGTTTTACGCTCCTTTCGTTTCTCAGCGAACACCCTGTCAAGATACCGCTGATATTTCTGTTCAAAGTCCTTTATCTCCTGCGGTTTGTCCTCACCACCGTTTTGTACCACGTTGTTCCTATACCCTCTGCACTGCACGATACCGCCGTATTGGTTCACTTCAACAGTATAGTAAGGCTTGTTAGGCTCAGAAACTTTTCTCAGAAACATTATGCTGAGTTTCCCCATAGCATGGCGTTCTGCATATCCGCCCACACAATGGGAAAGTATCCTGCCCTCGTCCTCTATCTCTTTCAAACTGTGGGGCTGTCTGACAAGCAAGCCGTCTGCCGAAAATTCAAGGCAGACACGCTCTGCAAGCCTTTTCGTGAAGTTCTGCAAAACAAGCTCGTCATGCTCATAGTTGATGATTTGAGTGAGCCTGTTGTGCATTGTCCAGAAATCGTGTGGCAACGCTATCATTGTATCGTGAATGTTATACTCCAGCGTTTCGCACTGCTCCAGATAATCGCTGTAATCAAGAGGTGTCATTTCCTGCTCGTGTATGTATCGTGCCACCCTTTGCGGTGTAAGACCTGTTATCCTCACAAGACGTTTAAGAGTGCCATGTTCGTTCTTAAAAACCTTTGCTATACTCAGTAAATCTTCCGGTCTGAGTTTTGGATATTCCTCACGATAGTCAAGATACTGCTCCCACAGATGTTCGCTGCCTTTGAGTGTCTTGAACTCCGTCTTGTTTAGTCCGAGCATTTTCAGCAGGTCATTACTTTTCCAGTTCACACGCTGAGAGAGCAGGAACTTTTCCTGATATCCCCACCAACCTGTGTATCTCACGCTTGTTACGTCATAGCCTTGTTTCATAAGATACTCAAGATTAGGGTGCTTGCAATATGCGTGAAGATAGCTCATCAGCATATTACCGTGATAATGCTGATACTGACTGTACCGCATATCCGATTTGTCTATGGCTTTGATGTTCAGTACCGAATAGGAATTATCATAGTTATATCCCATACAGCACTTGCAAAAGACAGGCTCACGGAAGTCATTACGCACCGACCAGTTAATGCCGTTATCACTGCCGTATCTCACAGATCCGTCACGGGCGAACACATACCGCTGTCTTTCCACAAGGTCACCTTTTGAGTATCGGTGAAAGCAACGTGCAAAAAGCTCAGCACCCCTTGTGAGGAACACCACATAATTCTTAGCACCTCTGCCTTTCATCTTATCCATAAGCTCTTTATCCACCGCAGGAAAGCAGTAGATAAGAGCCTCTTTTCTTGTCTTTTTCATACTGCTGCCTCAGAAGTCAAGCAAGCTGTCAAGTGACAAGCTGACAGGCGGTTTTGCTGTTTCTTCGCTGTCCGAGCCGTCGCCCAGGTCGATAGTCATATTGAAATGAACGTCCGCACCCTTGAAGTAAAAGCTTACAGCTCTGCGGTAGACCTCGATATCCGAAATACTTTCCCTTACACCCTTAACAGCGTTTTCCGCACACTCGGCGAAAGTCCTGTCCGTCTGCAGGACTGCCTGAGCGAACTCCTCGTTCTGCTCACAGAAAATTTTGAGAGTCTCAAGAGTAGGCTTTGCAACCGCCTGCGCATACTTGCCAAGCTTAGCGGCAGAAAGCTCCTGCGACAGCTTGTCTTGAGCTTTCTTTGCGTTAATGTTCATTGCTGTCACCGCCTCTCAGTTCTTCAAGCTTACATCTTGTGTCGAATATTTTTCCGTATGCCTCTCCAATATCAAAGGCTCTCTGCTCACATTCTGACATTCCCTCATAAACAGTAAGTATATTTGAGCAAGCTTCATCAGCAGTTTTGTATGCTTGACAAATCGCTGCTTTTGTGGTATCATCAAGGTGTAATATTGAACCGGTATCTTTTGATACCTCCGAGCTTGTGCTGTTGGCAGACAGTGCAGGCTCGTTTTTTATGTACTCTGCAAGATATGTACTGCACATACGGTGCTTATCGCTGGCACAAAGCGGACAGCCGTCGCAATCTGTGATGTCACTAGCACAGCACTCCACCACCTTTTCAAACTCCTCTTTCGTTATCATCGCTATCCTCCTCATTTTCAAAACGTTTTTCCCAGTGTCTATCCACCACGCTCAGCACAAGATACATCACTACATCTATGCCTGCAATCACAGCTATTGTTATCAGCAGTATTCCTACAATGTTCATTACCACTTTCCTTTCATTTCAACTTCGACCTTGACCACGGGTCTGCCTGCTTCTCTCACTGCACGCTTTATGCTCTCCTCTGCTTCCTCGTAGGCAGTTTCTTTTATGCTTACATACCACCTGTATGCTACATACATTGTAAGCACCACCAAGAGCGCTACCGCTGCGGCACATCTGATTATCTCTAGTACGGCTATCATTTTCTCACGTCCTTTCATTTAAACGTCCTGTGTTTTAAGCTATCCACTCAGGGTGCTCAGTTCTTGCCGTTTCACAAAGCTTATCCCAGAGCGACGGGTCACGCCCGACCATATCCTGCAGCGCTCCTGCAAGCTTACGACCGATACTGTCCGCAGCCGCCTGCCGCTCCTGCTCCGTGCAATCGTCCCAAAGCTTGTAACTCTTGCCGCCGTCGAACGAAACGTGCCTTATGACCTTTAAAGGCGGATATTTCGGCATTTTTATCACCTCCTACTCAATTCTATTGGATATCGGGGTTGTACTATGCTAGACAAGCTCCTCGATAGCGGCGATATTCTCGTCCTCTGAGTGGTCAACAAGGTCCATAGCCTCGCCTGCCGTCTTTGCCGTGACTGTTACCAGCCTTACGCCGCTGAACTTGTCTGTCAGCTTGATTTTGTAGTGTTTCATTTTTGTTCCTCCTTGAAATTTTATACTCTATGCGGTATAATGTAGAAAACGTGAAAAGAGGAATATGTTATGCTAGACACTCAAACATTGAAAATACTCAAATACATAAATAAAAATCCGAATGTTTCTTTAAAAACCCTTACTGCAAAGTTTGGTGAAAGCTGTAAAGATTCCACTAAATTGTTGCAGAAAAATGATTTTATTTCAAATGAATCCGCAGGATATCACCCGACTGCATTTGTGCCAATGTATAAAAACATATTTCGCATTCTTCCTCAGGGAGAAGCATATCTCCAAAGCATTTCTAAAGAAAGAATCAAATATTGGGTGCCAATAATTATTGCTGATTTGTTGTCAGCAGCCGCCATTGTTGTATCTATTTTAAAATAGATATCACTATTGCTGTTATGGAGGCTACTATCGGAAATATAGTTAAAATAAATCCAAGTTTATTTTCTTTCCACATTTCACGATAACTTTCAATTATAAGTTTCAACAACTGCACTATTCTCACCCCCTCTTTAATCACCTGCCCCCTCACGCCTTAGGATATGGCGTCGGGTTTCTTGTCTTGCCGAGAAGATAGTCAACCGAACAGTCGAACATCTCCGCAAGTGACATTAAAGCAATAACAGCCTAAACGTTTCTTTTCCTTTAGGTGTAATAAACACCTGCGTGCTTGAAAAACCTGTTTTCTCATTAGAAAACTCCTTGATTTCAAACAAGCCGTTCTCCATTGGCTTTGCATATGGCATAAGCTTGCCCTTTTTATCTCTGTAAAGATACTTTTTATCAAGCAGGAAATTCACAAAAGTATTTTGCTTGACTTTAAGTTCCTTAGCTGTTTCTCTTATTCCCGTTAACAGATTTCTGTCCACGAGTTCATCAAAGTAATCAGCTTTCGGTTGCATTATCTGTTTATCAACAGTAAGCTGTGAAACACTTACTTGCAGAGCTTTCACCTTTTCGTTAGCAATTTCCAAAGCCCTTTTCATAATCATTTCGGGACTGTTCCAAGCTTCTTCAACTCTTATGAAGTACTGGCGGAACTGCTTTCCTTTTTCACTTCTCTGCAACATACAGATCTCTTTTGCCATTGGGATTGTAAGTTGGTGATCGGTACTCGGTCTGCCGCCTTCTGATGTTTTACTCAAAATTGAGTAAAAGTCCTCATTATCCGAAAAACCGTATTCACACATTCTTTTGAACCAATCATTATATCTGGTTTCTACTTCCAAAGCCTTGTGAAGTTCCCTACCCGATACTGTTGGGTGTTCTGCGTTTTCATAGCTGATTTTAATTAGTTCATTCATTAATCATCTGTCCTTTCTCTGCGGTGATACTATAATCACCATTGCAATAAACAATTTTTACTTCCAAGACATCTGCTATTTTTTCAGCAACACGCCTGCTATCAGTTGCGCCGCACATAAACGCTTTAATTGTACTTTCCTTTACACCTGATTTCTCAGCTATTTGAGCATACGTTAAGCACTTTGATTTCGCAATCATTTTGACTTTTTGCTTAAAATCATCAAACATAATTTGTCACCTCCTACAATCATAATAAAATTGGGTTGACAAAGTTGATGAAATATGATACTATATAGAAAACAAAGTTTAAATATTATAAACCACCGACATTATCAACGTTGCCTTTTATCGTTGAATTTATATCAACTAAGATTAGTATAGTTGATATAATCTCAATTGTCAATGGTTTTATTTGATATTTTCTCAACTTTGTCAT